GGTGATGCAGAATTACGAATAATGAATGATGATGAGATTTTGGGAATAGTTCCAAATATTAAGAAAGTTACCTAATAACTTTCTCGTTTTAACAACGCAAATAAGGAGAAAATCGCTATGCAAGTAGTGCATGAACAAGTTGGTTTGGATAATAAAAAATCTAAACCTTTGAAGGTTGTTGATGATGGTCAACAGGAAAAACTAGAGCCGTTTAGGTTAGAAAATGAAGTAAAAAGTCCTAGTGAGACTAATCAACAGCCTTCCGACCAAGAAGAAGAGGTCGCACAGGAAGAAGAAATTGAATCTGAAGAAGTAGAATCTGAAGTTGAATTACAAGAAGATACTGAGGAAGAAGATATTTCGGACAAAAAACCAAAAAAGAAAAAAAAGAATTATCAAGATCGTATAAACGAACTTGTTAAAAGAGCTAACGAGGCTGAAAGAGATCGTAATAAATTACATTCTTATAATCAAGAATTGGTTTCAAAAATTCAAACAATGAAACCAGATTATCAAAAGACTCAACAAGACCTTATAGATTCTAAAAAGAAAAATTTAGAAGAAGGTTTAAAATTAGCTCGTGAGTCTCATAAAGCGGCTTATGAATCTGGTGACTCTGATAAATTATTAGATTTAACAGAAAAAATTGCTGATATTAAGTATGATATGAAATCACTTAATAGTGAGGCTATTAAAAAAGTTACGACATCTGATAGCGATGTGGAAAAATTAACTACAAGTGCAACGAACACAAGTTCTAGTCAAGTTGATCCCAAAGCTCTAAGATGGGCACAATCGAACCCTTGGTTTGGTAAAGATGTTGCTATGACCGGAGCGGCATACAGCATTGATGCTCAATTAAAAAACGAAGGTTACGACCCATCTTCAGAAGAATATTATGCTGAAGTTGATCGCAGGGTAAAGGAATCCTTTCCTCATAAATTTGAAGAAGAAAAACCTAGACAAGTAGTAGCTGGTGTAAGACGAGGTACTAAAAACACGACTAATAAAGTTCGTTTATCTGAAAGCCAACTCGCAATGGCTCAGAGATTAGGAGTGCCACCTGAAGAATATGCGAAGTTTGTAGGGAGTAATTAATATGACAAAATCTACACAAACGACTCGTTCTAATGTTTCTCGTAAACATACTGAACGCAAAGTAACTTATACGCCTCCTAACGATCTGGATGCACCCAAACCTCACTCTGATGATATGAAATACAGATGGATAAGGGTACAAACTGTTGGAGAGGATGATACACGAAACATATCTAGACGAAGAAGAGAAGGATATGAATTTGTGCGTAAAGAAGAGCATCCAGATTCAGAATTACCTGTACACGAAGGAGGTAAGTTTGCCGGAGTGATAGGAAGTGGAGATTTGGTTTTAGCAAAAATTCCAAAGGACTTCGTAGATGCAAGAAATACTTGGACTACTGATAGAACAAAAAGACAGCAACGTGCTGTTGATGAGAATATGATGAGAGAACAACATCCTTCCATGCCCATATCACAAAACAAAGATACTTCTGTATCAACTGGGAATAAGCCCAAATTTGATAATTAATAGTGTACAGATAGCAATGGAGAAATAACAAATGGCTAATTTAGATGCACCAGCAGGTGCAAGACCATATCGACATTTAAGTGGCGGTCTTATTAGAGCTAGCGAATACAAAATTGCAAGCGGTACTTCATCTAATATATTTACTGGTGACATAGTAAAGTTACTAGGAACAGGATATATTGATGTAGCGGATGCAACTGACACACCAGTTCTTGGTGTATTTGCAGGTGTAAAATATACAGCTTCAGATGGAGAAGTGGTTTACAAAAAATATTTTCCAACTGGTACAACAACACTAGCAAGTGCTGATGTAACAGCTTATGTGTATGACGACCCAATGATTACTTTTAGAATCCAATCAGCAGGTTCAGCAGATTTTGCCGACATTGGTAATTTAGCTGATCATGTTGCAGGAACAGGAAGTACAACAACTGGACAATCTGCACACGAGATTAGTGGAACAACAGGTACAGGTACGGCAACTTTTCGTATCCTAAGACTCATTGACGATCCAGATAATTCAGCAGGAACAAATGGTGAATTTGAAGTAGTGATCTATGAGCATCAACTTAACGAGCACGTCTCTGGCGGAAGTGCTTCAACCGCACCGGGAGTATAATTATGGCTGTTATATCACGATCACAACTAGCAAAAGAGCTAGAACCGGGACTTCACGCCTTATTTGGATTGGAGTACTCACGTTGGGAAAAAGAACACGAAGAGATATTCGCATCTGAAACTTCTAACAGAGCTTTTGAAGAAGAAGTTTTATTAACAGGTTTTAAAGGTGCGTCAGTTAAAGCAGAGGGATCATCAGTCGGTTACGACTCTTCTTCTGAACTTTGGACTGCTAGGTATACTCACGAAACTATCGCATTGGCATTCGCAATTACTGAAGAAGCAGTTGAGGATAACCTTTACGATACACTTTCAAAGAGATATACTGCGGCTCTTGCACGTTCTATGGCATATACTAAACAAGTTAAAGGAGCTAACGTATTAAATAATGCGTTTAGTTCAAGTTTTCCGGGTGGGGATGCAAAAGCGTTGATTACAACGGATCACCCTTCACTTGAAGCTGGAGACTTGGCTAACGAGCCAACAACTGCAACTGATCTATCTGAAACTTCACTAGAAAACGCAATGATTTCTATTGGTGGTTTCGTTGATGATAGAAACATACCAGTTGCTGTACAAGCTCGTAAGTTAGTAATACCAAAAGACTTAGCGTTTACTGCTCAAAGAATTTTGAAAAGTGACCTAAGAGTTGGTTCGGCTGACAATGATACTAATGCATTAAAAAGCATGAATATGCTACCAGAAGGATATGTGGTTAACCACTATCTAACTGATACTGATGCATTCTTTATCTTAACAGACTTGAGAGAATCTGGTCTAAAAATGTTCCAAAGAAGACCTTTAAAAACTTCTATGGAGCCAGACTTCGAAACAGGAAATATGCGTTTCAAAGCATCTGAAAGATATTCTTTTGGATTCTCAGACTGGAGATGTATCTTCGGTTCACCGGGAGCGTAATAAAGTACAAATGAGAGGGGGTTTATCCCCCTCTTATCTTATTTCTAGGATTAATTAATTATACCAACTGCCCTAGCAGACAATCGTAGAAGAGATGGTATAAGTTTAACTACGGAGAATTATTATGGCTAATACAACTTTTAGCGGCCCTATTCGATCTGAAAATGGGATGAAGCTAGTTAGCAAAAACACTACATCTGGTCTAGTATCAGACAGAACTCTTGGTACTCCTATACAGGATGCTAGAAGAGTTTATTTTAACGAATGGTTTTTACAAAGACCGGGTCTTAATGCAAACATTGACCAAGTATCAACAGTAGAAGTACAACGTGCTTTAAATAGAAACTGGGAAGCACTTGGAACTAACATGACTACTGCGTTATGTACATTTGCTTCAACTTCTGGTGGAGTTTTAGCAACAACAGCAGGTGCAGATCAAGACCAAGCAATTTTAACACCTCACTTAGATACTGCGGCAACAGCATGGGCAGGAACTAAATGGGGAACAGAAAATGAAACTCATTTTGAAACATCAATTATGCTACCAGCAATTGATAACCAAAAAGTTTGGGCAGGATTAAAACTAACTAATGATCAATTAGTTGCAACTGATGCTAACCAAGTATTTTTTAAATTTCAAACTGATGCTACTAACTCAGAAGCATTTACTGATTTTACTAAATGGCATTTTGTTCACAGTATTGGTGGTACTGACTACATAAGTCAATTACCTATTACTGTTGCGGCAAACACGCCTTATCATTTAAAAATTACAATTGATTCAGATAGAAAAGCATCAATTTTTGTAAATGGTGTACAGTATAATGTTACAACCACTTCTGGTTCAACTGGAGGCACAGCAGTAACAACTGGTACTACTCCATCAACAGCTTTAACTGACGATATTGATTTAATTCCATACGTTGGTATTGAAGCAGGTGCAGGTGCTGCTGAAGCAGTTAACTGTCACTATGTATGTTGCAGTAGAAACGTATACGAATAACAATAATGGCTAGGGTGTAAAAGCCCTAGCCTGTTTTATAGGAGAAACAAAATGGCAGACGCAGTTACAAGTCAAACTTTATATGATGCTGTTGGATCTAAACACGCCATAATGAAATTTACTAATATTTCTGATGGTAGTGGTGAAGCATCAGTTAAAAAAGTTGATGTATCAGCTTTATCAGCAGGAAGAGATGGAACAGCTTGTTCAAAAGTTGACATAGAAAAAATTTGGTATGACATTGGT